CGTTTGGTGGGGGCCAACTTCTTCATTGGAAACTTACGCACAGGCGAACGCACGCGTCCACAGATCAGGACAAAATCACCCATGTACAGTGGTACAGCTTGAAGGTTCCCCCGTTGAAAAGGGCGTATATAAGATGCTCGGTAATCGAATTAGTGTGCATACAAAGATGATTGATCTGTATAAAGAAGTACTTGAACTATAAAAATAACAGTATTATACTTTACTTAAATGCACTAAAAAGCACGGAGAATGATGAAAATGACTGATGCCGACAAGATTGGTATAGATAGACTTGTTTCTCTATACCTAAAGATGCGAGATAAAAAAGCAGAATTAACTACAAACTTTCGCAAGAAAGAAGAAGAACTCAATACAAAGCTTGATGCAGTTAAAACCACCCTACTAACCCACTGTAAAGATACAGGCGTTGAATCTGTTCGCACTGCCTCTGGCACTTTTTATAGAACAGTAAAAAACAAGTATTGGACTAGTGATTGGGAATCAATGAGTAAATTCATTGTCGAACATAAAGCAGTAGATTTATTAGAGAAACGCATTCATCAAAGTAATATGAAACAGTTTCTTGAAGAAAATCCAGAGGAACTTCCTTCAGGGTTAAATGTCGATGCTGAATATACTATAACCGTACGGAGGAAAAAATGAGCACCGAATCAATTAGCTATGTGCCAATTGAGGGTTTAGCAAAGCACCTTTCTGTAAAGGTAAGCACTATTCGCCAATGGGTAAATAAGGGGTACATCCCCAAGCATACGTACATTAAAGTAGGCTATACGTATCGTTTCAATATCCCACAAGTAGTAAATGCACTTAAAGATGACGAACTAAAAAAAGAGAAGCCCCACCAACACCCGTTTGTAGCTACTGAAAATAAACCTATCCAGCTAGAGTTGGATTTTGATGAATGATGAGGAAATAATTATGGCTGAATTAGCACTATTTGAAAATATGCCAGCTGAGTACAGAGATTTATTGTCCCAGTTGGAACCAGAAATAAATTTGACCGGAGGCGATTACGGTACAAATCGCCGCTTAAGTATTAGAGGGGGCGTTTTTCGTCAAGTCCTTAATGGAAAGGAAGTTGCAGAACTTGATGCACGTTCCATTAAAGTAGTTGTTGTAAAGTCTGCGCCTATCTCACGTATGTACTATGCGACTGCATATGTTGAAGGCGAAGCCAATCCCCCTACTTGTTGGTCTCCTGATACTAAAACAGGCCGACCTTCTGAAGAAGTGATTGCAGAAGATAAACAAGCTGAAACTTGTTTTGACTGTAAGCAAAACATAAAAGGGTCTGGTCAAGGAGATAGCCGTGCGTGTCGTTACAAGCAATCCGTTGCTATCCTTCTAGCTGATAAAGACGAGGAAGGTAAGCCGGTAATACGCTCTTCTGACGTTTATCAGCTGATGCTCCCTGCGACTAGTGTTTTTGGGGATGATAAGCAAAAGATGTCGATGCAAGCCTACGCCAGACATCTTAACGCAAACCGCGCACCTCTTGCGTCTATCCTTACAGAGCTACGTTTTGATACTGATAGCTCTACACCGAAGCTCTGCTTCAAGCCTATTCGTGTACTTGAACAGGATGAGTTAGCCTTAGCAGTTAAAGCACAACAAGACCCTGACACATTAAAACTTGTTACGCTAACTATAAAACCAAAAGAAAAAGAAGCGACTCCCGCTTCTCAACTAATTAGCGATAAAAGTAATGCTGCACCTCCTTTATTCCAAGAACCTACTGAAAAAGTAGAAGAACCAAAAGTGAAGGTAGCCAAGAAAAAGAAAGTAGAACCGGCCTCTGACATTGACCTTGCCAGTTTGCTTGATGAATTTGATGATTAATCCTTTTTTATTAATACAGTACAGGTGCTCTCTGAGTGCCTGTGTCTCTCTCGCGTGTATAAATAATGGAAAACAAACAATTTTTAAATACGGTGTTGAGTGATGAAGGTTATTATTGCGTAGTTGGGATAAAAAACGGTAGAACAGTACAGAAATTTTATAGCTCGTTAGACTCTATAGCACAAATAGCAACAAGTTTAGATGTTGACGGGTATGACACTTACTTTGCTTTAAGCACGTTTACAGAAGGTACATCACGTAAAGCAGACAATGTACGGCATATAAAAGCACTGTTCTTAGATTTAGACTGTGGGCAAGGAAAACCTTATTCAACACAAACAAATGCACTAACTGCACTTAGCGGTTTTTGTAAGCACTACAAGCTACCCACACCGACGATAGCCGTTAATTCAGGGCGTGGGGTTCATATCTATTGGGTACTCACCCACCCCCACAACCGTGAAGAATGGTTACCTGTAGCCGAAAGACTTAAGGCAGCTTGTACTGAGTACAAACTTGATGCTGACCCAGTAGTAACTGCGGATGCAGCCCGCATCCTACGCATCCCTAGTACCCATAACTTCAAGTCATCACCTGCGCTTGATGTAAAAATAATCTGGGAACTAGAAACTTCTGTCAGTTTAGAAGCCTTTGCTGCTCAACTCCCTCCGCTCTTGAAGCCAGTTCTCTCAGCTAAATCCTATTCAGCTGAAGACAAGCAAGATATGAAACAAGCTATGGGGGAAGGCAACTATGTTAAAAAGTTTCCGCGCCTTTTAGAAATGACTATGCGTGGGAGTGGGTGTAAGCAAATCCATAAAGCAGTGATGGAGCCAAACGCACTAACATACCCTGAGTGGTTACACGTACTGTCTATCGCTAAACATTGCGATGATGGAGATGAGTGGGTGCATAAAATTTCCTGCAAGTATGAGGGGTACAATCGAGAAGAGACAATTAGTATAGCTGCTTCAATTGAAACCCCTCACCTATGTACCACCTTTGAAAAAGATAATCCTATAGGTTGTAAAGGTTGCCCACATAAAGGAAAGATAAAAACACCTATTACATTAGGTAGAGAAATACGTGAGGCTAAAGAAAATACAGTCAAGGTTCCTGACGGTGAATCAATTGAACTACCCAAAACAAAAACAGTAACAATCCCTGACTATCCTTACCCCTACTTTCGCGGGACTAATGGTGGGGTGTATAAACGTGTTAAGGATAAAGAAGGAAACCCAGATGAAATATTGGTTTATAAACAGGACTTATATCTAGTAGATCGCTTACGTGACCCCCTTGAAGGGCCGTGCTATCTATTTAAACATCACACCAAACGGGAAGGTATACAGGAGTTTGTAATTGCTGGTGTAAAACTGTCCTCTAAAGAAGAGTTTAGAAAATCTATGGGGATGAATGATATATTCATACTCAATAACTATGCAGATGGACTTATGAATTATATAGCGCGGTGGATAGAGGAGCTAAAAATTACTCAGGATGAGACCAAAGTAAAAACCCAATTCGGTTGGACAGAAGACCAGAAGTCTTTCGTCATAGGAGACAGAGAAGTTTTTGCAGATAAAATTGTGCCTAACCCTCCCGGTGGGCGTACTGCGCAGTATTTCCCTGCATTCAGAAAGAAGGGCACACTAGAGGGGTGGAAACGTATAACCCAATTCTATAATCGACCTAACTTTGAAGAACATCAGTTCATGTTTGCGCTATCTTTTGGCTCTCCTCTTATGGAGTTTGTTCCTAATATAGCAGGGTCTATTTTCCACCTGACTAGTTCTGAATCCGGTTTTGGTAAGACTACTGGACAGTGGGGTGGTGCATCTGTATGGGGTAACCACAAGAAGCTTGTACTGAAAGGAAAAGATACTGGTAACTCCGTATGGAATCGCGCAGAGATTTATAAAAACATTGTTCTCTATATAGACGAACTATCCAACTACCCCCCTAAAGAATCAAGTGATTTTGCCTATGCAGTAAGTGATGGAGAACAACGAAATCGTCAGTCTAATACAGGGCAAAATGCAGAACGTATGCGTGGAGAGGAGTGGAGCTTACTCTGCGGTACTTCTGCAAACATGAGCTTACTCGATAAGATGACTGAGTACCGCGCCCTCCCCAAAGGAGAAGCACAGCGTGTTATGGAAGCTACAGTAAAACAGTTACTCTTTACCCC